CTTTATGGCACAATTAGTGTTCCTGGTTGGTAAATCAGGTATGGGTAAGTCTACCTCATTACGTAAGCTAAATCCTGAAGAAACCGTGATAATTAACACGGATCAAAAGGCGTTACCCTTTAAACAATTTAGTAAAAATTATAATGAGGAAAAGCGTAATTATCGCAAAACGTCTGACATTGCAATAGTACTAGCTACTTTGAAAAAAGTGAATGAACTAAAAAATGTTAAGACAGTAATTATCGACACTTGGTCTAGAATTATGACTGATACAGTTATGAGTCAAAAATTTAGATCCGAGAAAGGTTTCGATAAATGGTCAAAAATGGCTGCTAACCAATATGACCTAATCAATTTTATTAACGACTCTATGCGTGATGATATCATAGTATATCTTATGGCGCATCCTGAAACACATTATGATGAATCAGGTTTTGCATCTGAACGTATTGGAGTTCAAGGTAAAATGTTAGAAAGATTTGTTCCTGAGTCTTTTAGCACTATAGTTCTATACACAGAGATTCTTAAGAATCCTGGTCAACCTAATAGACATATATTTAGAACTGTATCATCAGGTTCCGACACTTGTAAAACACCTCTCGAAATGTTTGAAAACGATGAGATTGACAACGATCTCACTGTCGTTAACAATGCAATAAGAGAGTATTATTCAATTTAATTTTTAATTTATAAACAACAGAAATGGAAAATTTCACATGGGATGCTGTGCCCTCACAAAGACAGCGAAAAGTAGAAAAATATGATTATCCTGTAATGACTATGGCAGCATTGTCAAAGCCTGGTGCAGGTAGAAAGTTTAGCTTTAATAAAACTTCTCAAGAATTATTAAATATTCAAGGAGAAGACAGAATTTCTTTTGGTTTTAATGCTGATAGAACTATTGTAGCTGTTCGTAAAGCAGACGGAGATACTGGTTTTAAACTAACTAAAACTTGTACTTTTAGTGACAAAAGAACTTTTGAATTTATTTCTAAAATACTTAAACTTAATAACGATATCGAAAATGAGTTTAAAGTTTGTGAAAATGAAGGATATTTTTCTCTAGAGCTAATGGATCCTAGAGCAGACACTCGTCCTGAATTAGGTATGATTGATGAAGATTATACTAATAATTCTGATATGAAAGACGAAGATTGTGAAGGATGTCAAGAAGAAGCAACTGAAGTAAAAGATGCAGAGTTAGAATTAACTGCTTCTGAAGATGTAAGTAACCAATGGTAATAATTTTTAAAAACAATTTATGTACGATTTAAATGACAGCGGTTTTGATGCCGCAAGTGGTGGAAATACCGTAATATTTAACGGTGGTGTAGCAGGTTTAGTAAATGATGTGAAGATGTCTGTTTACAAAAAGAAACCAGATGATAAGGAAAACGCTCCTGATTATAAAATCACTTTTACAGATGATAATGGTGGTGAGTGTTCTACTTCTTACTGGTATGTTACTAAAGACACACAGTATAGTACTGTGGATGAGCAAGTGAAAAAGCAAGGTAAATCTATGAAGCACATTATACACGCTGTATATGGTGCTGACCATCAGATTGGCTTTAAGGCTAATAACCCTAAAGAATTGCTTGACCAAGCTATGAAATATATTAAAGACGGACTAGCTAGCGCTGGTAAGTTTAGAGTTTTCGCTACCTATGGTACTGTGAATGCTCCTAAACAATATATTCAGCCTCGTAGCTGGGTTCCATTTGTAGAATCTATGAGTGTTGACGTAAGTCAAACACGTTTAAAACTAGCCGTTACCATCGATGCTATGGATAGAATAGTGAAAGATGAAGTAGAAGTTGCAACTGCAAAAGCAGATGAGCTTCTAGAAGGTGACGACTGGTAGACTATCTAAACTATAAAAACAGAGAGGGCGTAAAAACCCTCTCTTTTTTATTATGAAAAACATAGATTTAAATTCAATAATATTTAATGATCTTATTACAAGAGATGATGTCTTAAAACATGTTACGCAAGAACAGATATATAGTTTTTATATGGGAGAAAAAATAGATAGACTTGGTGTCTATCATTCACCTCTTCGTGAAGACAATATTCCTTCTTTTGCGTTATTTTTTCATCAAGCAAATAGGGATATACTAATGTTTAAAGATTTTGCTACAAGTGATTGTGGCGATTTTATCATGTTAGTCAGAAAATTATTTAATTTAAGTTATTATGAGGCGCTAGAAAAAGTAGCATACGATATGGGGTTATCTAACTTCAATGTCAATGCTACAAAACAGAATATAGAATATATAAGGATAACACGTAAAGAATCTGTAGAATTAGGAATAAAGAAAAGACCTTGGTTGGCAATAGATAAAAAATATTGGCAATCATTTGGTATTAAAAAAGCTACGTTAGAAAAATTTAATGTGTTTCCTATTAGCCATGTATTTTATAATGACAATGCTGTTAAAACTGCTAGTCATGCTTATGCATATGTCGAGCATAAAGACGGTAAAGTTACTTATAAGATATATCAGCCATTTGAAGATAAACTCAAAAAATGGATTAACAATGCTAATTATTCTGTACACCAAGGTTATAGGCAATTGCCTAAATCAGGTGAGTTACTAATAATTACTAAGTCTTTAAAAGATGTCATGAGTCTTCATGATGTAGTAGGTGTTCCTGCTATAGGCTTACAATCAGAATCTGTTATGATGAAAAATTCTGTAATGGACGAATACAAATCTAGATTTAAAAAAGTTGTATGTCTCTTTGACAACGACGACGCAGGTATAAAACTCGCTAAAGAGTTTTCTAAAAGATATGATGTACCTAGTTTCGTTGTATTGCCTTTAGGCGGATCTAAAGATTTCAGTGACTTAGTAAAAAATACTAGTAAAAAATTTAGTGTAGAACATTTTAATAGAAGATTAAATAAAAAATTAGAAAAATTATGACAAAACATGAATCTCTAAGTAAAATTAGCAAGAAGCTAATGTTAGAAGAACCGTTCTACGGTTTCTATCTATTATCATTAAATAAAATATGGGATGTGCGAGTAGGCACAGCTGGTGTTTGTAAGAATGGAATCAACTATCAATTGATGATAAGCGAACCTTTTTGGGATACTCTAAGTGAAGACCATAAAACAGGTTTACTTAAACATGAATTATTACATATTGCTTTTGGGCATCTATTGACGTTTACTAAGTTTTCTGATAAAAAACTTGCTAACATAGCAATGGATATGGAAATCAATCAATATATAGATGAACATCGATTGCCTGAAGGAGGTATAAATATCAATGATTACGGTGATCTTAATCTAAGAAGAAAAGCTGGTACTCAATATTATTACGAAGAGTTAGAAAAAGCTCAAAAGAAGAAGAAGGAACAAGGTAGTAGTGGAGATAGTAATATGGATAAACTTTTAGATGGTCTAGACCAAAGTCAAGAAGTTGTATTAATTGGGCCAGCAGATAGTGATAATGGAGAAGGGGGACTAGGTTCAAAAAGAGAAGTTAAAATCCCTAAACATAATTGGGAAGAATTTGAAAACTTACCTGAAGCAGAAAAACAATTGATAGATATGCAGCTTCAACGTGTGTTGGAACAATGTAAAAAACAAACTGAAAAGAAACAAGGACATGTTCCTGGTGAGATGAAAGGTTTGATTAAGATTAAAGAAATAATTCCTCCTAAATTTAATTGGAAGAATTATCTCCGACGATTTACTGGCATTAGCACTAAAATATTTACTAAGAAAATTCGTAGAAAAGAAAACGTTAAGTTTCCTGATATGCCTGGTATGAAAGTTAAAATGAAACAAAAACTTTTATTAGCCATAGACACATCTGGATCTGTACGTGATCATGAAGTAAAAGAGTTTATGAATGAAATGCACCATATATATAAAACTGGTGTAGATATAACTCTTGTACAATGTGATACTTATATACGAGATGTTAGTGAATATACTGGTACCTATGAACTAAAGATACATGGACGCGGTGGTACTGACTTTACACCTGTGATAGAATATTTTAATGAGAATACTAGTTATACTAGTCTTATATATTTTACCGATGGTGAAGCAAGTACAAGCGTAAATCCTAGAGCTAGAGTTTTATGGGTTCACTCGGAAGAATCAGAAATTAATGAAGACCTACCTGGTCTTAAGATAAAATTAGAATTATAAAATTAAATACTAATGAATCAATTACAATTAAACGTAGATGAATTAAAAGGATTCATCAAACATATGGTAAACAATAACCAACATATACAGGAAGACGGTAAAGTTCCTGTTGCTGTAAATATTGAAGGCGAAGCTGGCCTTGGTAAAACTTCTGCTATTATGCAGTTAGGCAGTGAGCTTGATATGCAAGTAGTAAAGTTAAACTTAGCACAGTTAGAAGAGTTAGGTGACTTAGTAGGTTTTCCTGTCAAAGAATTCCAAGTTAAAAATAACGAGGGTAAATCTTTATGGATTACTGAGCAAGAAATTGATACTGCTAACAAGAAAGGCTATAAAGTTGTAGATAAAAGAATGTCTCATGCTGCGCCTGAATGGATTCAGGGCCGTGGTGAAGGCGGTTTCTTGGTTCTAGATGACTATACTCGTGCTGATCATAGATTTATGCAAGCTTGTATGGAATTGATAGATAAACAAGAATATGTTAGCTGGCGACTTCCTAGAAACTGGCATGTTATTCTAACTACTAATCCTGACAATGGTGATTATAATGTTACTAGTTTAGATAATGCGCAGAAAACTCGTTTCATATCTATTGAAACTAAGTTTGATGCTAATGTATGGG